CAAGCAAGTTTCCCATTCTCAACGGGGGCGACAGAAGGGCTTGTTGAATCAACAAGCACAAAGGGATTCCAAGTCAGATACGACCACAAGCCAATCGCACAGAATGCCGGAGAAGTTGTTTTTGATTTCCGTGATGCGAACACCACCGCCGCACAATCCCCTTTTATGTGTGGTTTATCTCGTGTGAATCAAGAGTTTAAAGTAAGTCCCACAAAAGCGGTTTATGCTCCTCAAACTTATAATCCAAATCGAGTTGGAGCAGTCTCGCCACATTTTCAGAGGGCTGGAAATCTTGCTTTTGCTGATGTATGTATTCTGCGCGCTGGTTCGTCTCTTTTCGTTTATCAGTCCGGTGTCAATAGTGGAGGCAATGATTCTTCCGGTCATTTATGTATGAATGAAGTTATTTATTATGGAGACCACAACGCCAACTTCGGGCCGGAAAGATACAATCTTAAAACAACCATGGCGAATGAAAAATATGTGAAAGTTAAGTTTAAATTGGAAAACGAACATATTTCAATCTTTTTGGGGACGGCGGCAGATGCTTACACATTACTTGTTGATTTTGACACGATTCATGCTGCTGGCGGTGTAAAGAATGAAGTTCTCAATCCGACAAATTGTGCGAAGTGGGCGATGCATCCGGTAATGGCTGCAAGTGGTGGAACTGGTAAAAAAATGAAATTGGAATCGATTAAGGCATATGATGAATATCCAGATTTTGATGAAGATGAATATCATAAATATCAATGGTGGGGAAAAATACAAAAAGAAGGTGTGGAACATTGGGCGACAGATGTTGAGAAGAGATTTTGGAATGATAAGGCGAAGACGGTGGGAGGCGCTGGAAACGATGGTCTGCTTGATCCAAAGGGTCTTGATAAAGGAGGAATGGACGGATATAGAAACACTTTAATTCTTGCAAAATCAGATCAATATGGAGCAGATAGAACCGAAGATTGTAATTCTCAACAGACCCTTGGATTCATGGGAAGACCAATATCAACTCCAGAATCTTCATCGACTGAAACTGTTGTGAATATTGAATCAGAAGTTGTTCCACAATTAACATCTGGTGCTTCATTATTTGTTCGATTAAATAATTTTACTCAAAGGTCAGTCAATGCTCGCCAAGGTACAGTGTCAAAGATTGTGGCGCATCTTCCTCGATTCGATAATAGTGGAAATGAGACGGGTGCTTTATATTTCGAACCTAATTCAAAAACATATATCGATTTAAATAATCCAGATGAATTGGTTGTCAATTCATTCGATGTTGATATTGTCTATGATAATGAAACTTTTTGCACGGCACTCAATGGAAAAACAATTGTCTGTTTCCATATCAGACAAAAATTGTAAGTTTAAATTGATTTAAAAAAATATCTATATATTATATATATAAAAAAATGAATCTAACAGATCAGCAAATCCAAAATATCCTCGAATCTTACAAAAAGAAAAGAATGAAAGAAAATGCATATTATCATGAAGTTTCAAAGAATAAAGATGATTTTAAAATTAAAAATCGTGCAAGAGCCAAGGAACATTATGAAAAAAATAAAGATAAGAAAAAGGAAAAATATAATAATAATAAAGAATTAATTTCCGCAAAGAACTTATATAAATATTATCAGAATCGTAACAGAATTGAAACATTCGAAGAGAAGCACCCAGAAAAAATGGAACTTCTTCGTGAAAATAATTTCATCAAAGTGTCTGGGATAGAATCATGATTTTAGACATATATAATAAATAATTTTTGTTTAGTCCTTTTATTTTTCAATTCTATCCCAGACACTTTTTATTATTGGTTTTTTTAATCTGTTTTTTTTATATTCTCATAATATAAATATGAGTGAATATACTGATTTAACATTGCTGAATTGTAATCGCTCGGCTTCTGTCGAGGCAAGAACAAAAAATGATGAGAATCCGGCAGTATTTACAAACCCTTTACAACAGACAGTTCAACTCGATGTGGGTGACCGCGTATCAGTTGAGCGAGCATTCATAAATGAAATCGGCGCTGGTAATCCATCAACAATCGAGTTCTCGGGGAAATCAAAAGGTTTTCAGACAATTCCAAATTATGTTGAAGTTCAAAAAAGTGATTTTTATTATGAAAAAGATATTGTATTCAATGCAAATTATCGATTGGGAAATCATAGAACCGTTGATGCCGTTCTTAAAGAAGACCAACAAGTTGATCTTCGAGACAATCTCGCTCCCATGATTTTTGGATATTATATCACAGCAAATGAATATCCAAATTATATTCAACAACCTCGCAATTTCTCACAATCTGGAACAAGAGGAGTTCAACCAACAAATCCGGATTTCTTCAACAATAAAGACCAACTATCAGAGGGGGCGTGCAAATACACAGTAAATCCGGAAATGTATATGGAGAGTGACTGGGCGAAAAGATTAGATCAATCCAGTGGGATAATTTATAAACAAAGAGTTGATAATAAAAGATATACAATGTTTATTAAAAAAAACTTTTGTTTTTCAGCCGATTTATTAATCGAACCAGTAAAACAATTCCCAACACATACAAATGGAGTATTTTCAACATGTGAATATTTCAGATATCGAGAAAGATTGGATATTGAAGTTAATAAAGGATTCAACACGCCATCAGCCGTTGCCGAACAAATCACGAAAAAATTAACAGAAACAAAGACACCAGAAGTTTTTGAAATATTAGATGGAGGAGGTTTCAATCGCCCTATCACAAAGAAAATCGAAAGTTCAACATATAAACCAATCGATTGCGCCACATTCTGGAATTACAACGCGGCAAATTATGCTGCTTATAAATTATATGATGGCGGTGCGCCAAGCCAAGCCCAAGTTGATTGGATTTCTCAATTCGGATATATTGCAGTCAAGCGCCCAGAAATATTTGAAGCGGGACGCAAGATGGTTGATTTAATTGTTCCATCAACACTTGCAATTGGAGAAGCACCAAATGGAGCAACAAAATTGACAGAGTTTTTCCCATTCAATCCAGAATATGGATTTCAAATCGCAGAATATATTGATAATTTTAATCCTCCTCAAAGATACACACCAACACAAGCACAATTCGAAGCGGGCAATCCAGATATAACATTAAATGTCAGATATACAAAAGAGAACTTGGAAATTATTCGGGACTTTTTAGATTCCCAAGCCTACTATCCAGAAATATGGGACGACCTTCTCTCAACAAATGATTATGACACAAGTGAAGTTGATCTGACAGAAGGAGATTATCCCGACATCAATAATTCAAGATTTATGCATATGAATAGAATGTCATCGAAGGGAACTAATACACCACATCAAGACACGCTGGGAGAGGACACATTCAAACAAGGCGCTGGTGGAGAAGATGTGAATAAATCATCATCGGCAATATTTTTTGAATATGATGATGCAAACCGTGATACTTATATTGAACCGAAAGATTATCCTTTCAAGGGCAAGCGTCCTTTAATGTACGGATTTTGTGAAGTTATAGAGGAGTTTGATTACGCAGCAGATGGATCGCGCAAGACAATTTATCTGATAGGATTAAGAACCAGAACAAGAGGGGGTTTATCAAAAAATCTCTGGACGCATCAACCCTTGGTTGGAGGGTCAAAAAGATTGTTAAATCAAACAAGAATCGGTTTCGATAAACACGCCACAGCATATTCAACATGTATTATCACACCACATTCTGGATATGCTAATTGTGGAATCCCCACATTAGTGCGAAATAAAGAAACTGGTGGAGGAACTACCGACAAACATTTCACGCCCACAACAACTTATATGAATAATATGAATAATGCAAACGCCGGCATTGACCTTGGAGCATATCAAACAATGACATATGTTGGCGCAAATAATCCATTATTGGAATACGACACAACTCTGAATCGATTTGTATTCAAAAGATTACATACTGGAAATAATGTTGGAAATAAATATTATTCGGGGGCTGGCGGCGGAGCCACATCAATCACAAATGAATCATTAACTCCACCACAATCAACCGCGCAAAGATTACTTGCGCCACCATCACAAAACCAAGACCAAGGTGAGACAGTTTATAAATTATGCCCCCGACCACCACAATTCGGATATTCTCCAACTTTTAAACCATATGCTTTCGCAAATCAAGCATATCGCACAGTTGCTTATCCTAAAAGTGCCGACCAACTGGCGCAAGCCGATAGTGAGGACAATTTCTTGAAAACGGGAGACAATACAAATATCATCGAGGGATCTAATTTAAATATCGAACCATATGAAATCTTTGATTCACATGGTGGAATATATATTGATTATTGGGGATATGATAAAAAAGATACTGCCGCCGATAAATACGACCATTGGACGAATAACATGTGGGATATTCTTGGTTTTGATTATGATGTCGTCGCCGCCAAACCATCCGCAAAAAATGTTCTGACAAAACGAGTTAATAATGACAACAATGGTGCTTTATATCGTCCAACTACCAATGCCGAGGTTTCATCAACTGACACAAAAAGTTATGTTTGCAATCAATTTGGGGCTAATATGTTTTACACATCTCTCCCATATCCAGAAAATATCCTCGCTTATACCACAGCAAAGGTGGGAGAATCCCCAGCGGGAACAGATGTTTTCCATTTTGTAAAGGGTGGCGCAATCGGAACTCCATTGACATTCTTTCCAGAAGTTGCCGTGAAAACACAATCAATTGGATTGATAGCAAGTAATCTTCAAAGGTCTGTTTTAAAGCCATATTACACAATACGGTCTTCATTGATTCAAGGTTATTCATCGATTGGAGGAAATCCAACCGGAGCCAATCTTCCACTTATCGACATTATCGATAAGTATTCTGCTGCGAACGATTACTTCATGGGTTCGCCTTCTGGAATGGTTTTCACCATTACTAAACCAACCATTGTTTCTGAAATTGTAACATCAATCCATGACCCAGATGGGGAATATAGTAATGTTAATGAAACATCTGCTGTGGTCTATAAAATCGAGAAAAATAAACAAACCCCAATGAATATTATTCAAGAAATAATGGAACAAGCACAAAAAGAAAAAAAGAAAAAATAATTTAATTAAAAAAATAAATTAATATATTATATATATATAAATGAAATCTGGATTTGATATGTTCTCTGATAGTGAAATTGCCGTTTTATATTCAAGCGATTTGAAAGTGGAAGATGATGATGATTGGCGCACTGATTTTATGTCGTCTCCTTTAAAGAAACAAGATTGGGTTTTTACAGATTTTTTGAAGGAAGTTGAAAAACAAATTGGGGAAGGAAAAACATTTGAAGAACTTGCAGAATCTTTTTGGGTTTAATCTCAAAATTATTTTCTAATCTATATTATAAATGGATAAAATAACATGCGAAGAAATTGTTTCGATTTTAGCAATGCACGGAAGACCGGATTTGATTAACGAGTTCGCGGAACATATTAAGATTGATGAAGATTATATTCCACCATCAAGATCAAGGAAAGATTCATTAAGTGAAAGTGAGGGTTCGGCGGAATCAGAAGAATATGAAGTTGCAATCGATGAAAGGGGATTTCAGAGTTTGAAGTAAAATAATTTACTAACAATTTTTTTTATATTTTATCATATTAAATAAACATGATAAAAATGGTTGTGGAAAAAGGAACTGCAAAAAATAAAAAGTTTAAGGCAATCTTTTATGACGGAGATAAGAAGATAAAAACAACGCAATTCGGTGATAATAGATATTCAGATTATACCCAGCACAAAGACAAATCACGGCGAGATAAATACAGAAATCGTCATAAAAAAGATTTGGAGAAGGGTGACTATAAGTCGGCGGGTCATCTTTCATATTATATACTATGGGGGGCATCTACTGATAGGGAGAAAAATATTCAATCATATAAACGACGATTTAAATTAAAATAATATATTCTTTTTTTTATCTTTCTATATTACAAAAATAAATGATTCAATCGATATTTATATTAATAATGAATATTATCGGACAACCACCCAGCCCTTATGATGAATATGGTTGTTGTGTTTCTTGTGGTTATACATGGTGTCCCGATTTGGAACAATGTGTGAGATTATGGGAAACATATTGTAAATCTCTTGATGCGGGACATTAATAACAGTTTCCAAATGGATTGTTTGTTTTATAATTATTTTTTGGTGCAACGGCTCTCATCAATGTGTCACGAACCAATTTTTGTTCGTTCTCATGTTTCATTCTTTCTTGTTTTTCTTTCTTCCTTTGTTTTCGAATTGTTTCATATTTTATTATCGCTTCAAGTTGTGCTTCTTCTAAATCTTTTTTTGTAATTGTTGAAGTTGGATATGATGCTTCCCTTTTTTTAATTGGTTCTTTAATTGGTTCGGGGGCTTCTTCATCACCAATTTCTTCCTTCAATTTATTTACTTTTTTTATCTGATTCTTTTTTATCAGTTCTTTTTCTTGTTTTTGAAGATCTTTCAATTCTTTCTTTTCGGCAGCATTCTTTCTTCGAACGGCAAGCGCCTTATCTCTTGCAACCTTTAATTTCGCTTTATGTTCTTCACTCATGGGTGGTCGCTTCTTTCTTGGTTTCCCCCTCTTTGTTAGTTTCGGCGCATCTTCCTCTGTACCACTGGGCGCAGAGTCGGGCATATTGAATATTTCATTAACATTCATATTTTCTGATTTCTTTTTTACATCGGGAATGATGTTGTCGTCTTTTTCTTCTTATTCGAATTGGGGGTTCTCTTCGCCAGTTTCCTCATTCACTGAAACAATTATATTGTCTTCTTCATCATCACTTGGGATAAAATCCATTTTTACGGTGGGAAGTAAATGAGCCATATTTAAATTAAAGATAGATTTTTATTTCAGATAAATTAAATTAATTTTTCTTAAAGTTTCTATATTTTCTATAATTTCTATTAAATCGATATTTGGTATAAATCAAAAGTGTCTGGGATAGAATGCCGAAAAAAAACTTATATAAAAAAAAAAAACACTTTTGACAAATGTTTTGACGAGTCTATCCCAGACAATTTTGTAAAATTATTTTAGAATATAAAAAAAAAATTAAGATGAGAATACATAATAAATAATATATTTAATTATGAACCACGACTCAAAAAAACTATTACGAGAGAGAGAAATTACTTTCTATTATTTAGATTAATAAATCCACCAGCCCCCAGAGATTGGTTGAGATTCTTTTTCTTTTTCTTTTATTATTTCTTTGATTTGTTTGAGTTCTGATTTGATACAGATCACATCAACTTTCATTTCATTCAGAGTTTTGTTTATAGAATGCAAGGAGTTCTTGACATCGACTATTGGTTTTTGTTGAAATGGGTTGTGTTCTTCCATATGATATTATCAAGATTTTTATTATATACGAATAAAAAAAATTATATTCATTAATAAATATAATTAAAAAAATGAATGAAATCAAAACCCCTCGCCCATTTCCAGACAACATCGAAGATTGGTCGCCAGAGATTGAAGACCTTCTTTCTGAATGGGGAGAAATCTCAATGTGTTATGCTTGGTTGCATAATTACGGACAAAGAAAATATAAAAAGAAATATCATAATTTTCAAATCCCAATCATTGTATTATCAACATTAACTGGAACAGCAAACTTTGCGACGGATAGTTATGTTCCCAAAGATTATCAACACGGATTTTCTGCGGGAGTTGGTACATTAAATCTAATGTGTGGAATACTTGGAACATGTCTTGCTTTTTTAAAATATGCAGAAATATATGAAGGACATAGAATATCAGCACTTTCATGGTCTAAACTTGGAAGAGCCATCGAAATTGAATTATCAATGCAAGACAAGAAAAGAAAGAATTGTCGAGAGTTCTTGAAAGTTTGCCGTTCTGAATATGACAATTTATTGGAATCATCTCCAAACATTGATTTGGATATTATTAATTTTTTCAATAAAAAGTTCGAAGGGAAATATCAAGAAGTTAGAAGACCTTTAATTTGTAATGGGTTAAAAGATATAAAACCATTTGTTGAAACTATGATTATTAAAGAACCAGAACCAGAACCAAACCCCGTTCCAGAACCAGAACCAGAAATCGATATAACGATTCAAGAATAAAAGATTTAGTTTATTTTTAGATTAAAAAATATATATTATATATATAAAATGTCAAAGTGTCCCAACGGAAAAGAACATTGTGATTGCACGCCAGAAGAATTGCGAATGGCTGCGAATCGGAAACCAATGAAAAAAATGAAATCGCCTCCAAAGGTTTTTAAAGTAAAAGACCCAGACCCCGATGATAAGTTTGCTGATATTCACCCACATCTTCCACAACCACCATCTTTATTATTAATTGTTGGTTCAGTAAAACAAGGAAAATCCAATCTTGTTGTAAATCTTTTGTGTAATCCCGACATGTATAAAGACAAGTTCGATATTGTTAAAATTATATCGAACACATTGAATGCTGATCCCAAAGGAAAATTGATGAATAAATATTTTGATTGTGAAGACCATTATGAAGATTCGATGGTTACTGAATTAATTGAAACTCAAAAAGCATATGAAGATTTTGAAAGACCATCTGTCGCATTGGTGCTTGATGATATATTAACAAAGGATTTCAAGAAATCGAATGCTGTCAGTTTTCTCGCAACAAGATTCAGACATTATGGAATCGGATTATTGGCTTTCACCACTCAATCATTTCGAGCCGTTAGTGGATTGATTCGAAATAATGCAACTGATGTAATTATTATGAAACAACAGAATCAAAAAGAATTGGAAAAGATTGCGGAAGAATATGGTGATATGTTCCCTAATATATTTATGGATTTATATAAGAAAGCAATTGAAGATGCCCCATATTCATTTTTATATTTAGATCTTCAAACAAATCCCGCCACAGCATATATTCGCTTTGAAACGAAAATCGGAGAGGGAGATAAAAAATTATTTTAATTATGATAAAAAAAATAAATAATATAATATAAAATGGATTTATATGGGGCGGGCGTTTCTATATCACAAGCAAATGGTTTATCACAAGAAGCAAGAACACTCGCACATCAATCGAGGGATTTTAACGGTCAATTGGCGGCAAATATTGATGAAGTAAAGAATCAGAAAGATCAAGAATCACTGGAACAACAAGCCATCAACATGTATAAAGGAGGAACGGCAGCACATTCATTTGCCGCAACAAAAGAAGGGAAAAATGTAATATCTGGATTGAGAGGTGGAATACAAAAAGGGGGTCAATTCTTACCAGTATCATTCAGAGAAAAGTTTGCAAGAGAAATCGATGAATCCGCGCGAAATCCACTCCAAGCAACAGCACGAGGTGATGAGACAGTCAATTTCAATTTAAGACAATCAATGAGGCGAGGGGCAGCAGAAGTTGGAGGAGCGGGCGCGGAAGGATTGGTCGATGTCCCACTCGATCTTCCAGCGAGACCAGCAGAAGGATTTCTGGGTTCTGGTGTCGCCGCCGCCACAGAAGATATTCCAACCGGAGTATTGGGTGGCGCAGCACAAACCGCCGAAGAAACTATTTCAGCAGCAAATCCCCTTTCTACATTTGTTGGTGGAATTGTCAGAGATCCGTCGGGCGCAATTCGGGCTGACACTGGTATTCTCGATGATAGTGTTGAAGTATCAACTCTTACATCCGCCAATGATGCGGCACAAGCCGCAGAACAAGCACGACAATCTGGATTGGCGGAAGGATTGGCGGCATCGCGCCCAGCCCAAGCGGGGTCATCTGTCGCTGGCGCAGTTGAACCAGCACTCGTTGAAACATCTACGCAAGCGGAAAGGACTGGTGAGTTTGCTGATTTAGCGACGCGGTCTGGTGTTGTTGAAGAAGGTCTCCAAACATCGGCAACCACTGCCGCCAAGACAGCAGCAGAACAAGAAGGGAAAGCACTTCTGAAAAGAACTGGTACAAAACTTGGATTGGCGGGAGTTGGCGGAGGACTTGAAATATACAAAGATATTCAAAGGGGGAGTGTGGGAAATAATTGGAAACAGCAAATTGGAAATGTTGGAAATATCATTGGATCTGGGATGGAGATTGCTGGCGTATTTGGTGCAGAGATTCCACCCCTTGGATTGGGACTTGAAGCATTGGGTGCTGGTGTTTCACTTGTTTCGACCGCATTTGAAACTGCGGGAGATATAGAAGAAGGAAGCCGTTCAAAAGCGGAAGAAACAGATCAATTGAATATGGAAGCAAAAGGAATCGGAGGAGCGCAAAAAATAACCACAGCCGTTGGAAGAACTCAATAAACAATTAATTTTATTTTTTTTTTAATTTTATTTAAATCAAATATTTTATATTATATAATATAAAATGTCAATGTATTGGAGAAATGATGAGAAAATCGGATTATCCCAAACGCAAGTTTCTGTTCCTTCGACCAACGGTCAATCCTACACCGGCAAAGCGGGAAGCGGTGGAGCAAGAGTTGATTTTGAGATTCCCCCAAATGTTAAGTTCCTTGATGGAAAAAATAGTTATTTACAATTTAAATGCAAACTATCTCTTCCCGCGGCGACAGATACAAACAAGATTCCAACGCGTCTTCAACTCGACCCTTTCATTGGCGGTCAGAGTTTAATCAAAAATATCAGAATATATTCTGGATCTCGTGCAACTTTACTTGAAGAAATTAGTGATTACAATACAAAAGTTCAAGTAGAATATTCTTATAATCAAGATGATAGTTTAAGAAAGATACGAGCCGTTAAAGAAGGTTGCATGGTTCCCACTGTATCGAATCGCGGCACACTTGGAACATCTGTTTCCAATTTAATCGATACGAGAACGAATCCATATGTTGCTCCGATTTCCGCTGTTCCGGCTGGGCGCAATTTTGATGATACTGATTTTGTTGAGGCAAAATGTTCGCTTCCTCTTCATACGGGAATCTTTGCTGATTCTGAAAAGTTATTTCCGGTCATGATGACCCAAGGTCTATACATTGAAATTGACCTTGAAGATGCTGCGCGTTGCATCAAGCAGTTGGATTCAGTGAGCCGCCACCGTAGAATGCAGCAGAATCCATTGATTCAAGGTTCTGATGCTGCTGGAACTGCTTTTGCCGCCGACGGCGATGGTGCGGGCGGAACAGATTTCACCGAGATTTTCTTGGCGCGAGATAATAATATGCTTACAGTTGATGATTGTCCCTTCGTGAAAGGCGAGGCGATTGGAATATGTTCCAAAACCGACCCGTCGGCGACTGCTCGACTAACTATTGGGGGCGATGCAATCACTGATGGAGATGTTGTAATTACGGACATAACACTTGATGGTGCTGCACCGAATCAGTATATAAAACTCACGACAACTTCTTTCCGAAACAATAAAGCGGGAGCGGGCGCAGCCGAAGGTGGTGTGGCGATTACTTCAAGGAACTTCATTGTATATTCGAGGGCGGTTGATAAGAGAACCCAGAGAAACAACGACGGCGCACAAGTCATTGCGCCAATCACTTCATATCAGCCATCATACACATTAACTGATTTAGCGATAGTTTGTCAGAAGATTGAATGTGATCCAAGATATGAAGAGGGCATGATTTGTAAGTTAAGGGAAGGTGGTTCAATTGATTTTGATATTCTATCCGCGACAAACATTAAACATTCTCTATTATCGACCAATCGCAATGCGACAGTAAATCTTGACAGTTCAGCAACCCGTGCGAAATCGTGCTTGGTTGTTCCCACTGACGCGTCGGTTTATAATACGGCACAGTTAATCGGTGCAGATGGTAACACTTATGATGAAGAACGCCTTACCATGGACGGCCGGCTTCATTCTATCCGTTCGGGACAAGTTGGAATCATTGACAAATTATCTTCATATCAGTTCGTGATTGACGATAAACTTGTTCCTTCAAGACCAGTTAATGTTTCAAAAATTAATGGTGGAAAATCCATTTCGGCACAGCCACTCATTGAATTAGAAAAAGCACTTCTGAATGCTGAAATAATCCCCCGCTCCTTCTGTGATTACAACAGAAACTTTGTAATTGGTCGAGCATATGCGATTGATGGCGGTGTTGCAAATCTCAACAATAGATCCAATCAACTCCAATTATTTTACAATGAAAGCACGGTTGCTGGCGCAGATGAACCCCCGACAAAAGACAAACTTCTCATGTGTTTCATCTATCATATTCGCCGAATAACTATCAAGGGCGATTCGGTGGTTGTATCTCTATAAATAATTTCTATCAATTAAATTAAATTAATTTTTTATTTTTATTTTTATATTTCTTTATAGTAAAATGACAAAGAAATATTTAACTCTTAATCCGAACAATGTTCCCGCTTCGGGAAAAGTTAGTTTCGCAAGGGGTAATCCCGTTCTTACTATGTCTCTTGGTCGCCAAGATGCAATGCTTGACCCCAGCACTCTGCGTGTATCCGGCAAACTGAATATATGGCGTGATGCCGCCGGAACTGCCCCCCCAACCGCCGCCCAAGCAGCAGAACTCCGTGGTTCTCACAAACTTGGAATATATGCTGCAATCGACCAGTTAGTTTTTCGCCATGCCGAGACAAAGCAAGTAATCGAACATATCAGACATTATGGAAGATTTATGGCTTCTTATATGCCCGTTATGTCGGCAATGCAAGATGTATCCGGTCATCTTTCTCGAAGTCATTTAATTTATCCCAATTATCAAGCATATCGCGATGCCGTAATTCGTAGCACTGGCGCTTCTGACTTCTGTATTCCGCTTCCTTCGGGATTAACGCTTGGTGGTGAAAAAGTTCCACTTCGTGACATTCCCCTTGAAATTGAAATCCATCTTGCACCCGATAGTCAGTTTTTCTATTCTTCTGATGGAACGACGACGAATATTTCCAACGCTTTTTATGAATTAAGTGGTATTGAATTAACATGTGAAGTTGAAGAGGGTTCTCCCAAATCTGATAGTGGTGCTTTCACATTTAATTCGATTACATCTTATTTCTCAACTCTTGAATCCACCAATTCTATCATTAATTTCAATCTTGGTCTGTCGAAGGTTCTTGGGGCATTTGTTAATTTTGTACCGGCAAACTTTGTAAATAATCTGGGACAAGATGGATATTTGACTTATATGCCCTCAAAGAAAACAACCGGTGGTGGTGGGGCTGGTGGTGGTCTTGCGAATCTTGAAACCATTTCTTTCCTCCGTAATGGTGAAAGATTTCCCCAGCATTTCGAGGTTGATAGTGTAAGAACTTCGAACAATCTGACATCTGTTGTTGATCCGCAAGTTATTATGGGTTTCATGGGAGCAATTATTCCCCAAGCAATGCATCACAGAACAAGCGTCTCCCCAGAAACCACAAATCGCAATTTCGTTGTCAGCGATGCCGCCGATGTTGGATATCGATTAATGCCCGATACTGGCGCAACCTATGGTGTAGGTCAGTTATATGACATGTTGGATTCAGAGGGCGTTGATTTCTCCCGCGCCCAGTTCTCCATCCAGATGACGAATGGGCTAACTGACGGCAATCCGACTTCTGCTTATCTATTCATCAAATCGAAGGTTGTGGTCGCATTTTCTCCAAGTGGAGTCCAAATTGTTTCTTAAATATTTTCTATGAATTAAATTAATTTTTTATTTATTTTTTTATTAATTTTATATTTTATTAATATAAAATGACTGATGTTAAAGATGATATGCAAGATGCTGTCAAACCAGACCGCATTCCGAATCTCATGAAAATTGGCGAAATCCCCACTGAATACGGACAGACACTTTCAACGGATATAATTGATCCGGTAACCTTCAACCAAGAAAGATGCCGTTTCACTTTACAGCGTGTTTCGGGTTTCCTTCATTCTAATTCGAAAATTACTCTCGCCATTACGCCACTCACAAATGGTGATGCAACCCCTTCTTTTTATCCAGTAAATGTCGGAATATCCCAGTTAATCAAATCCGCCCAACTTACGATTGGAAACAAAGTCGTATGTGCTGTCGATGATTATGCCTCGTTCCACGCCTATCAATCTTTATTTGACACCAATGAAACTAACAAGGAGCGCGAACAGTATCTTTCCCAGCGTCTCATGAATAATGCCCCAGTATATGATGCGAGATCCGTAACTGATGGCTCTGTTCCGGCGGGGCAACCTCTACTCGCCGACCGTCCGGTTAATAGTGCCGCCCGTATTGGACTTGATAATGGTCGCAATCCCAGTGTTGTTGTTGCTTCGGGGGTTCAATCGTTCCGGTTGCTCCCCTTCCAGCAGCATTCCGCGGAATCGGCGGCAACGGTTGCGGAAGCCCCCGTTTATTCAGTTAATTTATCTGATCTTTTCCCCTTCCTTGCAAAAAATCAGTTGCCGGCATTTATGATTGATGAAGAAATCCACATTGATTTAACTTTCCAAGATACATTATCATCTCTTTCGGGTGCTTCCAATTCTCGCAGAATGTGTGTTGCTGGCGCTGGAACTTCTGCTGTTGAATATCAGATTAATAGGAATGAAGTTAAGATGATTTATGATTCAATTGTATATGATGGAGAAATCATGTCGAAATATGCTGCGGAAAATCCCCGACAAGTATTCCAATACGAAGATTATCGACTCGCAAAGAGAACGGGAGATCAAACGGCATTCTCCAAACTTGTTTTCAATATTGGCGGCAATGGTCGTCTTGTTTCAAAAGTAATTTCGGGATTACAGAAAAACGCCGATTATGTTTCGAGAGGTCTGTTGCTCGGTGATGCTGTTTCTAAATCTGGCGGCGCTGGTTCTGAACTAAAAATTAATATGAGATATAATGACAGATTTGAGTTCTCGGTTGATAGAGATAATCGAGCCCTTCATTTCCACACAACCCAGCAAGCCGAGGGCAGAGTCCCCATGGTTACATCAGAACAATATTCCGCGAATCCGATTAATTCTCTAACGACTTCCACATTTGAAGGTCACGCCCAGAATAACGGAGACAGCGGTGTTGCTGCATGTTTCAATTGGACTGCTCTCAAACCCAACAGAATGGAGAGAATTAATAACAAGGGGATTGAACTTCATTATGATGCGACCCTTGGTGCGGGAACTTACACACTCCGTGTATATGTAGAATTACAGAAGGTCGCGGTCATCGAAAACGGGATTTTTGATTGTTATTTCGCTTAAATTATTATCTAAATTATAATATAAAATGTGGGGGAAATGTTCGAGAAAATGTGAAAAATGTGAAAAATATAAAAATAAATATATAAGTCAAAGACAAAGAATCGAACAATTGGAAGAATATATTGCATCGATTCTGAAAACTCAAAAAGACATGGTTGAATTATTGGAACATATGAATAAACAAAATTAATCTTTTTTTTTTATCGTTTTTATTTAAATATTTTAATCTTCTATTATATATAAAAGATGAAAATAAATGTAAAAAATCCAATGGAAGAAATCAAAACGGCTCGACCAAATCTTAAACCCAATACTGTGAAACAATACGAAACGAATCTTAATAAATTAAAAAAGATATTTGATTCAGATAATTTTGATTTTCTCGATGATCCCGAAAATGTCATGGGAAAGATTGAAGAGTTACATTATACAACACAAAGAAACTTTTTGAATGCAATAATCGTATTATTGATGGCGTTAAATAGTGATGAAAAGTATGATAAATTATTAAAAGAATATGGAGATTTGAGAGATGATTTCAATAACAAATATGATGAGGAAAATAAGAGTGGAATTATATCTGATAAGCAATCGAAAAACTTCGCAACAATCGAGGAAGTTTATGAAATGATAAATAAAATGGGAGCCGAATTAAAACCAATAAAAAAAAAGAAAAAAGATGATATAACAAAAAAAGAAATGAACCTTCTTCAAGCGTATGTTTTATTTTCGATATATTCGAAATATCCCATGCGAAACGATGTTTCAGAAATGGAAGCAATCTCAAAACGAGATTATAATAAACTTAAAGAAGAGGATAAAAAATCAAAAAATTATTTGGTCGTACATAAGAATGGAATGTTTTTTGTATTGAATAAATACAAGACATCGAAAAAATATGAAGAATTAAAGATTGAAATCGACGACCCACAAGTGAAGAAATTATTAAGATATTTTATCAGAATCAATGGAATGGGTGTGTTATTTAAATCATCAACTGGGAAGCCATTAACAAGAATTGAAATATCAAAAACCTTGTTAAAGTATTCTCAAAAATATATGAAAAAAAATCAAGCCATTTCGAGCACGCTTATGAGAAAAATATATTTGTCATCGAAATATGGTGACATGAAAAAAGAACTTGAAAAGGATAATCAGATAATGGGACATTCGAAGGAAGTTGCATTGGATACATATGTCAAGGAAGCCCAAGATTAATTTATTTTTTTAATTCTTCAACTCTATTACCAGCAATCATGGTGATTGGTTTTTCAACAGCGCTTTCATATTTAGTTTCAAGACGCTCATATGCTTCATCATCATCTTCAAATAAATCTTCATTTGCTTCTAATATATCGAGAACTCTTTTGTTTCCTAATTTTCTCAATTTAACTCTTTCTTGTTGGACTTGTTTTTTATCATCGAAGGCTTTGATTTTGTTTCTGAACTTTGTTATTTCTTTTTTGAAACTTTCGATTTGCTTATCAAAATATTTTTCTAATTGTTTGATTGTTTCAAACTCTGGAACGACGGTTGATGGTTTCTTTATTTCTCCTTTTTTTCTTCGTGCTTGAACCTTCTTCAATGCTTCGACTTGGGCTTGTCTTTTCTTGAATGCTTCTGTTTCTTTTTTCTGCTTGGTTTCATCTCTTTTCTTTTTTGCAACCTTTTTCTCCTCTGCTGTCTTTGGTTTCGGAAGTGTCTCTGCCGCCCTTTTCAAATTGACTGTTGGTTTTCTCTTCATCTTAACAGTTGCGACAAGCGCTTGTTTTTCATGATTTATTTTGTATCCTTTGGATTCAACTAATTTAATGATATCTTCCCTCTTCGAACCCTTTGGAATCTTGATCGACATAAGAACATTGTGTGCTTTGATTAACTTTCTAATTTCGGGAGTGGTTAATTCTCCTTTCATCTTTCCGGTTTTGTAAGGCATATCTTTTAAGTATAATATAGAAAAATAAAATATATTTTATATTATAAAAATAAATGTTTTTAATCGATAAATCACATTCGAAAAAAGATATAATCGAATTATTTAAATCTTTCAAAGTGTTTATTGATAAAACATTAAGTAAAGGAAAGATTGTCAATGATATGGAACAATACATGGAACAATGTTCTTTTGTGAATAATGATAAAATCAAAAATAAATCTGATTTGATTAAATATCTTCAAAATCCAACAACAAAACAAAGACCAAATATTCAAGAAAAGAATGATATAATGTATAAATCAAAAAGAATTATAAAATATTGCAATTCTCATTGTAATTTATCAGAAGTCACATATCCAACACATGAAGCCGTTTTTGATGATATAATTTCAATCAGTAAATGGGGTGATATTCCATCTGTACGCCGAGCGTGTCGATTATATAATTCTTCTCCATATATGATAAGTCATGTAAATCCGGAGATCTCTCCGGAAGTGAAAAAATCTCTTGATAATAATAAAATATTAAAAAAAACATATTTAACATCATTGATAATTCGAGTTGCAACAAAAGAAAATCCGATTATTGTTTCTTTCGATTAAAAAGTGTCTGGGATAGAATGCCGAAATAAAACTTATATATCAAAAAAAAATGGTTTAGTCCTTTTATTTTACAATTCTATCCCAGACACTTTTTGCGTGTTTATTTCAAATGAATTAAAATATATATTATAATATAAATGAGTATTTTATTACATGGAGATTGTCTGAATGAAATGAAAGGAATAGAAGATAATTCAGTCGATTTAATATTTTGTGATTTACCATACGGTCAAACTTCTTGCAAGTGGGAT